TTGTTAAGCACCCAGCCATAAGTACGGGGTACAAATACATAGCACTTACCAGCAGTAACACCAGGGGATGCCAGAGTTTTCTTGCCCCAGTCGAAACCGTTAGTTATGCCCTGGTCATACTCGATTATCTGAGCAATAGGGAGCCCAGTCATATTACTGGTAGTGATCAATCCGTTTCCGCCACCGCTCATGAGCTGGCCACGGATTACTCGTTCAATGTCCCAAGTGTTTTGGCTATTACAAAGAATAGCAATACTTGGGACAGCGATCGGACGATCAGTCAGAGGGTCCTTTAATCCGCGAAGCTTTTTAATGGCTTTACGAAGAGTATTATACATCTTCGCGTCAAAAGTAGCTCCGGTGGTTGCATCAGCTGCCTGTTTCTGAGAAGCATCATAAGTTGCCCCGACAATACGACCGATAGTCCGGGAGTTCCGCATATCAGTGAACGCATCGGCTACCGCCTGATTTACCTTACTAAGATTGTGCAGATTGTTGTATAGCAGATTAGCAAGAGTCGTTTTCCATCCAATACCACGAATTATCTGAGATACCGTTTCTACCGATCCTGTGGCCTGTTCGATCAACTCGACACTATCATTAGCACCGCTGATTACTCCGAACTCTCCACGATAAGGAAGGATGTCGCGAAGGTTTACATCTTGTGCGTAGCCAAGATTGGTTTCCTCACGAGCAATCACGGAAGTAAGATCGCCAGCTTCCTGCGCCCTGCGGGTAATGTCGATAAAGACTTTACCAAGAAGATCCTCAAGAACAGACGCACCTGGATTCTGTGCAGCGTTCTGCGCTTTTTTTATAAGCTCATCTTCAGGCATGTTTTTTGCACGATGCTGCAAAGCACCGATTTCGTCCCACAGCTTTTTATGACCAGCGGAATTGAGGTAATCGGTGTTTGTCAGTTTTACGTTTGCACTTATAATAGTTTCCGGCTCTTTAGCTGCGAGATTAGCACGGGCATCGCCAGCAAAAACCGCCATCGGAGTGGTGTGTTCGTTTTTGACACGCTGTTCAAGCAGCGTTTCTCTGTTAATTATTTTGGGCATTTACGACCTCCTTCAGGTAGTGACCAATACAGCATAGCGCCGCTTTTCGACAACGATCATCCCGTGCGCATCTTTTGCAAGCACGAGATAACCCCACAGGTAATATCCGGCATCCTCGGTGTCGGAGAAGTCACCGGTATCAGGATCAAAATAAACCGGCTGGCCTACAGTATCGAAGGCGTCTTCGCCATAGACTAGGTCGCTTATCTGACACTGAATACCCTCTTCGACATGGAAAGATCCAACTTCTCCATCCTTGATTGCTTCATCGGCAACGGCGGCATAAGGCCCGACGACAGTAGCTTCATACTGTGCCAAGTCTGCGCCGGTATCATTTTCAAAACGGACATGATCGTTTTCTTCGCGGTTAATATAGACAGTAGCCATACAACCCCCTTTAATATTCAACCACGGGAGTTTCGCCCGGATGAACAGTATTTTCTCTGGTTTCTATCCGATTCACTTCGCTAGAAGGATCGGCCATCTCACCGGCAAGACGCTTTGCTATAGTAGAGTTTTTAACTTCTTCTATTGCATTTGCAAGCTCTTCACCGACTGCGTTTTTCGGAACTCTCTCTTCCGCATATTCGCGGACAAGATTAAGCTCTTTCCCGTTTTCGATTTTTGAAGCACCGAAAGCATTGGTCAACGCGACGCTGCGTTCAGACTTTGCCAGCTCTTCAATCCGTGCCCTGTTCGCTTTAATTTCAGCGACGGGGTCTTTTACGCCAAGCTTGTTCAGCTCGGTCATCACAGCCAAAGCGCTTCTATGCTCTTCGCCCATGAGCCGGTCAGACTGATTAAGGGCCTTGGCTATTTCATCGAGTGTCAGGCCGTTTTCACGACGGACAGCTTCAATAAGTTCTGCTTTATCCATACGTTTACCTCGTTTCTTGGATTCCGCTTTGTCGATCATTGATATGAGTCTTGCTACTTCGGGGTTGCCATTTGCAGCGCGGGAGACGATGCGCCTCAGCGCGGTACGCATGACTATTCCGTTTCGGATAACCTCGTCAGAGTAATCGACAGCGTTATAATTACCTGAGTCGATTAAAGCGCGAGCTTCATCGACGTCAAAATCAGTCAAAGAGTTGACTGTTTGTCTCATTGCACCGGCACCATATTCAACTGCATCATTTCGCTCGTATCCTTTCGATGCAGTAAAATAGGTTATTTCGTTTCCATACTCATCTTTTTCAACTGTAAATTCTGGCCATGTAACTAAAGAAAAATGAACGATGTTTGATTTCGCATCGCGTATAAGTCCAGTATTAGAATCAGAATCACCATCACGCGGAATATAAACGCGCATGTGAACAGTCCCGGTTCCATCGCCATTTTTATCTATTTTCCCGCCAACGGTATATAGATCACTTGCAGGTCGAGACTCAAAAGTATGACCGCGTTTAGATCCTGGGATCGGTCTATCTTTCATTACAGATAAAAAAGACTCAAAGAATTGTTCAGTATAAATACCACCAGTCCCTTTGACCGGATATTCAATCGATTCTATTTTGAAAAAAGGCTTTTCATCCCCTTCGATTAAATGTTCATATTTTTCGTTAGGTATGAGTATGGGAACAGTCTCAACGGCAGGGGTCGTTGATATTGATCTATAATTTAAAAAAACTAAATTCCTTTTCATACGCCACCTCACTTATACTAATACATAAGAGCAACAATCTGTCAAGCCGCAACGCTCATCGGTAAATAAGTGTCACGATACCACGCGTCCATATAATCAACAGATTCACCATCTACCCAGCGCTTTAAGTCTGACTCAAAATCATTACCGTTACGAAGACGGACCCGAATACTGCACGAGCAGTTACTATGCGGGTATCCTGGGATCTCGCTATATTTATACGGTCCGTCAAGCGACAAAGATTCACAAGCACAGCTCCATTGCTGCCGTCCCGCTTCTAGTATCCAGTCATAAAGATCCAACGCCGCAGGATTTACCCGCCCAGCTTCAGCATCAGCTATCTGTATGCTGGAATATAATTCAGAGCGGACAAGCCGCAACGCACGCCAGTCAACACGGTTGCCTATTCGCTGCATAAAAGACCTTGTTGACTTAATTATTTTAATCCCTTCTTCTGGCCCATATTCTGATATAATTTTTTTCTCAAACATTTTCCAATCTATTCTTAAAGCTTTTCCTTTTCTGTAATTATCTATATCTCTACGTGATATCATACCGAATCTGTTTGCCAATCCGACCTTCCCATCAGCTGTATAAACCTGAATATCTTTTGCTATCTTTATAAGATCTCTGTTTTGCGCTAAGCCAACGGAAATAACGTCTTTAATTGTATCTTGATATTTTTGTCCTATTCTCCATATCCGATCAGAGAAAGTATATCCATCTTGATAGATACGACCTATAAGTGACTCAATAACTCTATTGCCGACGCCAGAAAACATATTAGCAAGACCAGATTTTGTAATAAAATCGTCGGCTCCTGAAGCCGTAACCATATCTTTTAAATACTTATTGTGAATATCAGTTCTTATTTTTGATCCAGTTAAAACCTTGCTTTCGATTTGTTCTTCAAGCACCCGTGTAATTTCTGCAGCAGATGAAGATAGCTGCGCTTCTATCGCGGCCCATGACTGTATAGTAATCTGAGACTGCCCGGCAAAATCAGCGGCTAATACTTTTGTCGCTGCATCCTTGGCCGCTTGTAAATATGTTCGCCGTAAGATCTTCATTGCTGACTGTACTAACCTGGGGAATTCCCTTCTTGATTTCCGGTACAGTCTCAGATATTCGCGCTTAGTCATTCGTCATTTTCCTGATCGTCTTCGTCTCCGAGTGTTCTATCCCCCGGCTCATCTTGTACTTCAAAATAATTTGCATTTGTCCATTGTCTATGGCCACCCATGTCAGATAGTCCGCGCTTAAAATCGTTATAATCTTCTTCAGTCGCTTCCGGATACATGCCAAGCCAGAGTTTTTGCAGCTGTTCTTTAGTCAATGCCGCAGCAGTAACAAGAGAAGAAACACCGCGAGCGAACTTTTCAAATATCAATGCCCTGACTTCATCAGACACCGCGTCGAGCTTATTCCACTCGATGTCTATTTCAGGCATATTCTGTTGAATTATATTTACCGCTGATAAAATACGCACCGAGTCACTAAACAGTTTGCGATATGGCTCACGCTTCTGACGCTGCTTCCCGTTTACATATTTGATCAGCGCTTCCATGTTTTCTTCGACACTGGCCCGGTTGCCTTCGGTTTTTAGTCCCCATGCTATTTCAGGAACTCCGGATGCCTCGACCAATTTCTGGAATATGTTTTTCAACTTTGCGATATAAGCATCATGAGCGCCCTGAGGAAAGGCGAATTCTGTTTTTTCTGCATCTTTGATATTATAAATAAAATCGATATTTTTTACGTCGATATCAGCGATGCTATCAAATCCGTTATTAGCAAGCCACGTGTCTATAGACTGCGTTCCTTCCTGCACCATCTTAGGCTGGAACTTCGCTAAAAAACTTGACAGCGCAAGGTCAACATCATGGTAATTTTTAAGATCCGGGAGAATCCGCTCATAATCAGAATGGCCACGGACTTCCTGGGCATCAGAATTATTCGAGAAGGGTATCGGCATAATACCAAGTGTATTTCTGCTGCTTTTTCCGCGAAGTGAAGCTGCTACTTCAGTGGCACCGGTCCACTCAATGGTTATTTTTTCCTTGGTGAATGAACGCTTTCTTTCGACGTTTGCCGTTATTCCGTTTCCAGTGCTTACCTTAATTTCCTCATTGGTTATTATTTCGACTATTTCGCCTGTTTCAAGGTCCCGGATAATATCAGTGACAATATCATCACCGATGAATTCCCACACAAGTTTATTTAATTTTGCGGACCATTTCGGGAATACCCATATCGTGCCATCTCTGTGACACTGGATATGTATTTGCTCAAGATCCATCGCGAAGTTTTTTAATATCTCATCAAGTAATTCCTGAACTGTTTCATCATCATCAATGACCGGAATAGGGAGCCCCATAAACCAAACGGGAACCGCAATAGGGGAGAAGGCCAGCCCTCCGGCAAGCTTTAGCCCAGGGTAAGTATTATGATACAGACCGCGGGTAAGATCTAAGTTTGCTTGCAACGATTCGGTAAAATCAACGACGCCTTTATCTCGGCGCGGCTGCTTAGTTATATTTGAAAGATCGTTTTCTTCTTTTTTCTTTAGCCAGTCAAATATTGCCATAGGCCCCCCAGATATGTATCGTATTCGTCTGGTATTATAACACCATTACCGCTCATAGGGTAGGGGGTTAATTCTGAAAAATAAATACCGTCCTTACATACCATAAAATCAACACGGATATAATCCAAGCCAATACATAGTTTTTTTGATATATTCAATATTTCATCTATTCTGTTGTCAAGAATCGCGCTCCCGATATTTCGTTTATTATATTTAACCGGAATAAGTTTGAACCCAGGATTTAAATACGTTGTTATATCCCGAACATCGCCGTTTTTATATTTATATATTTGTATCGCTCTTGGCTCACCATGGAAACAGTCGAGTCTATACACATCCGGATCACCAGGAATTAACGGTTCTAATAAAATACGTTGCGGAACCTGTGAATATCCCCACTCGTTTTTATACTGTCCGTAAATAGTCTTAAACCATATGTTTGGTACATCAGAGTTAGTACCACCATTAGAAAGTACTTTATTTCGACCACTTGCGGCAGTATGTTTTATAATGCACGGCTGTGTTGTTGCCCATTTATCAGTTTTCTCATACACGCAATATGGTAAGATATATTTTTTGCCTATCAATTTTTTTGCTAATTCTCTGGATGCTACTTTATCGCAGGCAATACGGATCATATCGTTCCGCTGGTTTAATTTACGCCAACGGATTTTACCCATCAAGCCCAGCGATTCGGTATCCGTGGGAAAGGCCGTTCTTGTTTCCATTTTGCCTCCAGCTTTTTTATGTCAATTTCTGCGTACTGATACCATTTTAGCATAGCTTTTCCATAAATACTACAAGGCTGCTTTTCGTCAAGCAGTAATTTGCGAAGCTGCCCCTTTATGTGAATAAAAATCGTTTTATTGTTTATTTTGTCCCAATAT